GACCGCCGATAAACGCTTCACTGATCGCTTCGCGGCTCGTAAGCGTCGCTTTGTCCACGCTTTCGGGAATTGCCGCCGTTTCCTCATTATCGATGTAACGTACCGAGTTGTTTTCGCCCAGCACGCCCTGATCGAATTTCGCAGCGTCCTGCATCTCTACGGACATCGGGGCGAATTTCGACAGTAATTGTTTCAGCACGGTCTTACGCGCCATCGCATCGAAATCCGTAGTCCATTTACTACTGGCCCGGATGTAGTCCTTCTTTGATCCATAGGTTTGGCTGTACCGGCTCGCGTGTGCTTCGAGCTTCTCGCAGCTCATATAAAGCATCTTCTCGAAGCCATTAGTCAGTTTGAAATAACCCACATATCCGATCGTGCGGAGAGCGTCCCGATTCTCGGCCTTTTTGAACGTGATTTCACCCGTGATGAGGTTTTCATCCACGATCTCGCCCTCCTTGACCTCCGAAACATTCAGTGTTTTGAACTGCCCGCTGCGGATGGCCAGCTGGATAAATCCCTTCGCCCCGATCTGGAACTGGGCGTCGGTGCGCCCCTCCCGGTTGTTTTTGTAGGGGATGACATAGGCGAAACCCAGATTGGGATCAAGAGGAAGGTCGAGGGCCGTAGCCTTGATCGCGGCGAACATCACGCCCATAGGCTCGCACTCCTGCAATGCCTTGTTGTTGGCGACGAGTGCCGTGAGGTTGCTTACGAAGCTGTCTTTCTTGGCTCCCAGGACGCTCGTCAGATAATTCTGGGTGCGTTCGCTGGTAATTTGACGGTTGAACAGCGTCAATCCCGTTGCTTGTTGTTCCATAATATTTACTGTTTTTGATTGATATATACTACGCGAGAAGAATATTTCCGGGGATCGAAAGGCCGCATCATATAATTGATATGATTGCGTATGTCGGCAGCCGAAAGTTTTCGGGACCATTCCCCGTCAGATACGATATGATTCGGATCAGCGATTTCGTAAATCTC